ATCTCTAGGTCCCTCACCATACATAAACTGTATGCCTCCAGGTCCACAACTCTTACCTTTATAAGCCTCGTTCTCTTCTTTTAGTTTATCAGGTATCGATAGATATATTACAAACGATAGTTTACCATCATGATCGTGTGGTGGATTAAACTCATACTGACGTTGAAAGTTACACCAGAGAGCAGTCAAAGCGTACTCTGGTCTACCGTGTTCGTATTTCTTATTCTGATATCTTTGAAATGCCTCATCGTAGATACCAAGATACGGTGACAGGTATGGTATGATTATCTCACGTTGTTTCTCACTATAACCAGTCTCTTTTCTAATCTGACCGGCTAGTCTATCACTAAAATCCTCCTCTGATTTCTTAGCCTCGTCTAACAATACCTTTCTAAAATCATCCTGTATCTTAAATCTGGTGACACAAGGCCCCCAGTTAAATGTATTGACTGATATTTTTATTTGTTCTTTTTCCGTCATTTTGTTCTCTCCTTGTAATATTTATAAAAACCTTTGTCTTGAAAATATTGACTTATAAGTTCTGCTGGCACTTGATCTGTCACGATACACCAATAAATATCTTCGTAATCTTTTTCTTTTACTTTCATTCTAAACTCATTGCCTCCTTGTATTGTTGTAAACTTACTACCTTATCATTCATCAGATATTCTGGTGAGTAATGATCTATAACCTGTTCGATCTTGTGTAGTTTTACTTTAGCATCGGGCCATAATAGTTTACATACATAATAACAATCTCTAAACGTACATCGCCAACGATATTGTGTTTTAAATTTACCACCAGATCTTGTTTTACCTTTTACATGTCTGACAATGACTGTGCCTACACCAAGGGTTTTGTGCACCCAACGTATCACATCCTCATCAGTCATGGCTATCTCCATATTGATACGCATAGCATTTGATATGCGATAACCCTCACCTTTATGTCTTTTTTTCTTTTCTTTACGTCTTGCAAAATACAGACTACCTTCACCATCAAATAGTCCTGCAATATAACTTATATCACTTTGACTTATCATTTGTAACTCATCCATACCACCCATGCTATGGTAATTGTAAAACAAATTATTAATACATGGTTGCCAAGATTAGCAATACTTTTACCAACAGTCTCTGGGTTTTTTGGATCTATAACTTTATTTAGTTTCATTAGTTATAAACCATCTAACTGTTGCAGTCGCGGGGTCA